ATTCGTCTGGTATAGCAGCAGCATTAATTTCCATAATTGGGCCTTTATACTTAGCAAATGCTAACTCTGTACGATACATGAATATATTATACAAATACTGATAAGGTTTCATTTGGTCAAATAAACTACGAGCCCTAGAAGTATTTATATTGTAAGCTGTACCAACATATCCAGACTTACAAACACTCATATTATTGATAGATCTAAACTGTACCGGTCTAGGTTGAATTTTAACATATAAATCTTCACCTATACGTGTACCTTCCCAGTACTCATTTACCCATAACCATTCTACCTTTTCACCAAATTCTTCTTGTACAGGATAGTTTTCGTCAATTATTCTAACACTTGGACTACCTGTTTCATCAAAATAAGTAAGTTTACCAATACGTCTTCTTGATTTCCAAACCACTCTAGTAACCCTTACATTACCAGCTTCATCAAAAAAGCCGCCAAATCTATTTCTAGTTTCAGCGGTATCTACCTGTATAGGCTCAGTAGTAAATGTACTAACTTGTAAATTAGGAAAGAAGTTTCTATAATTAAGTGTATCACCAACACCCCTTTTACCAGATCCAGAATCTAATCTTTCCTCTAATCTTGATATATCTTCAGGTTTTAAATATTCATAGAATTCATCGACAATTTTACCAACTGGGATATAAGAATCTTCAATAATTATATCAGCGTCGTCTACGTGTGGTGATTCACCTGTACCATATGTAAACACATTAAGAGGATTACATTTGGTTACTGTTGGTTCTCCAGCTACTATATCTACTCTATAAATTTCTTCTCCGGCAATTAACGCATCGTAGAAACCATTAGAGAATTTTGTTTTTAAGTCTAGTTTTTGAGAGTAATATGCTAAGGTGTCCGAAGCCATTTTCTCTCTAAAGTCTTGGTAATCATACTTGTACTTTTTTTGGATTTGTTGAAGCTTCATTTTAAGTTGCTCTTCTGGTAAATCCTTTTCTGTACTTTGTATGTAGTTTGTAGCAAATTGTAAAAGCTCTTCTTTGTGCTTATTTTCTTTAGTAGATATTGTATCTGGATTAGTAGACCTTACTCGCCACTCGAATTTACGCTTCATTTCTTCGCCCACCAAAAGTTTTAATTTCGGATTAGCTAAAGGATAGTTTTGCATTGTGGCAGGAAAGCTAGATAACTCTAAACCTAAAGGACTACATATTTTTTCTACATCTCTAATATCGACAATATCATTGGCGAGATCGTAGTTTTTCTTTTTATTATAGTAACTTTGTCTAATCTCATAGTTTGAAAATAGACTTAAATTTTCAGCACCCTCTATACAAGAAACAGCCCAGCTTTTATTTTTCTGGGTCAATGGTTTCTTTTGTGCCGGAAATTTTGTATTTTTAGATGACGGATTGTATATTCTACTAATCATAGTTGGTATTGTCAATTAACAAATTTAAACAATTGGTGTTAATATATCAAATAATTATTGTTTATCTTCTAATTTTTTTTGTTTTGCTATAGCTCTTTTCCTAAAATCATTATAGTAATCTGTCATATATTTAGTATGTAATTTATTACCGCCGTGCTTATTACCTTTTAATCTATTTTCCCATTTGTCAAACACGGTTTCTTTAGGTTTTTCTATTTCTGCTGTATGTTTGTACTTTTGTTCTCTATATATCATTAACATACCTAAAGCTGAAACCCGGTCAAAGTTTGCTTCGTCATTCCATCTTATTAGTTCTTCTAATAAAGCTTGTGATCTTATAGTATCTACATTTAAAGAGTTTTCTTTATCGTAAGCATCTTCTAGTAGCCACTGTTTAATCAAATCTCTAGCCCAACGGTTAATATACTGATTAGCTGGTGTACCATAAGACTTATTACCGGTGTGAGAAGTTCTCACTAATCCCTGATCTCTAAGTAATTTAGGGGTTTCCGCTAATAAATGTATACAGTTCATGTTATAAAAATACTGATACAATCCCTTTTTAGCGTTTTCATAATTACATTTAGCATTGTAAAACACGAGAAGTTTTCTTAAATTTTCATAATACTGAGCCGCTGTTTCGTGTCTGGCTGTGTACTCCGCAACTATTCTGTTAGTTAATCTATTCATTATAAAAGTCGATTGCAAAGATCCCGTAAAACCATCGTCGTCAACAGGGTCACAACCGGCAATATATATACCAGACGGAACTTCATCATTAGAATTTCTGACTGGCATTTCGTAAATCTCTACACAACCCTGTCCCATTTTAGACGCTTTATAAGGCCAATCTCTAATAGGAGAATCATTTGTGTTTTTCCAAATTATATTGTCATCTTTAACTACACACTGTCCAGCCCAAGCAGCGTTTAATCTTTTTTCGTCAGATAGTAAGTTTTCTTGTGCTATTTTTAATTCTGTAAGAGGGAAAAATGTACCTTCCATCGAGAAAAATACTTCCGATGGTTTAATTGGTCTGTTAATAAGTTCTGATGCGTATTTAATCTTATTCTTTTTAAGTGACTCTCTTTCTTTTTCTAGATATGTAACAGCCTTATCTTCTTGCGTTATGTAATTTTTTCCTTTTTTAAACCCATTTAATGTCATATAAGCAGGTATAAACATTCCTATTTCTCCTCTACCTTCCCATTCGTCATTAAATGATAAACAATTATAATCTTTAGGATTGTAGAATATATTACGCATATGCATTGCGGCTGCGCCTTTAAACATACCACCGGTACCGAACATATAAATACTACCAAATTGCCTGTTACCTTCTGCAACACATTCTTTCATTGCGCCCAAAGATTCCTCTATATTATCCATGAAACCTGTTTCTTCTATGAATATTAGAGACGGACGAGTACCGTTTGCTGCTAAAGGGTCATCTTTAAAAGTTCTGTGGTGTAATTTAGAGCCGGATGTTTGTGTTTCTAGGAACTTACCGGGCTGTAATGACCCGTGATATTTAGGCATCAGTGGACTCGGGTAGTCTTCTCCATTAAACTTGACATTACCCGGTAAGTTTTCTAATCCTAGTTTAAACTTAGCTAATAAATCTTTAGAGTAAGCAGAGTCGATAGCTCCTACTAAAGTTTGTGTAGTAAGTGGCTTTTCGCTGTCCGAATTACGTTTTCTGAGATAAACATCGTAGTCTGTTGCTCCATCAAATATAAAATTGTGACCGATGTTACATCCGCCCCAGAATGATTTACCACCACCCCGAGCTTCCATGTCTACTACATTCTTAGCTTCGTTCTGAAATAAAGCTTTACCTTTAGATTCTTTGTGATCCACCCAAAGGTATTCTCTAGCTGGTATATATGTTTTTTTAAGGTCTTTTTCTCGAACGTATCCTTTTTCTAAGTAAAGTTCCAATAGCCCTTGTTCTTTTAATTCTTCTTGATCTCTTACTGCTTCGTTACATGTGTATTCTTTATCATCTGTAAAACCAGAAAAACCTCTGGCTTCCATCATTATATAAGCTTTATACCATTCTAAATCTCTAAACCAAGGTCTACCGATTGTTTTACCAAGAGATTCTCTAGATTCGACTTCTATATTCCAGAAGTTTACATAAAAATAAAGGACTCCCGGGCACCATATTCCATTTATCCATCTGCCTTCTATGCAATAGCGTTTCTGCTGTCGCCACCAACTAATCCTTTCGAAATGTTGTGTAACAGGGTTGAAATACGGAATATCAACAAGGAAGTCCTTATTATTTACTTCTGGTCTATATATCATTACTCAATGATTTGAAAATCGTAAGGATCAAATGGTCCTTGTGTCATAATTGGTATATTAAAATCTATACAAGATGGTCCCGGTGAATTAGCTAAAAATACATAAGTATTGGCTGACCTTTCATAAATATAACCATCATGAAAAACCCTCATTGTTAATAGGTGCGTACCGTTACAAGGAGGATTCCATCCGTTTTCTATAATATTACCATCATTATCGTAAAGAGTAACAATAAGAGTGTCTTCTGTAGATATTAAATTTTCGTTAAAATACCAATGTACAGAATCATAAAAAGCAGTACCGTCTTGAGGTACATACCATTGCCCGTTTTCATTTCTTAGTCCTATAAAAGGATCTATATTATTAGTAGCGTCCTGCTGAAATGTTTGCCAAGCGGGTATAATATCTAAAGGGAATTCTATACATGCGCTATTAAATGCCGCAAGAAACGACAATAAATCATTAGAATTGTATAAAGAACCATAGTCTGGTAAAAATTCAAGTAGATCATTGATGTTTATAACATTATCTCCATTTAAATCCCATTGACAAGGGTCTTTAGCAGATTTAGACATTGCTTCTTTTACCTGCGGTTTAGACATTAAAATGTCATGCTCTATAAGAGTTTTGTGTACAATTTTTTCTTGTTTTGTGTAAACGGGTTCATATTTAGTACACATTGCTAAGGAACTAATTACCAATATTATTAGTAATAGTATTCTAGTATTTATATTTTTCATAATTATATTTCTCCAGAATCGGTTAGTGATTTTATTTTATTTCCTGCCCCTCTCTTATCCTGATCTTCGTCGAAATCTTTTTTAATCTTTTGGTAGTCTGTGTAAAGTTTAGCTGTATTTGATAATATTTTATCTAATTCTGATATTAGCCCTATATCTCTTTGTTTTAGTGCGTCTTTGTAAAAAGATTTTAATTCTCTATCTCTCAATGACATTGTTTCATTCCAAGAAACTAAACTTTTTTCTGCTTGGGTAAGAACAACATCTTTGTAAAATTGCATATGGTCATCGTAATTTGACCAATCAAACTTACTATCTTTAATAAAGTCTTTAGATATTAGTTCTTCTTTCTTTTGGTCACTAATATTTCTAAATTTGTTTTCGTCACTAGGGTCTATTCTAAAAGCAATAGCCCACATTATCCGCGAGCTGTTTTTCTTACCTCTACTTCTGTCCTTTTTATATAAATCTTTAAATGGTCCCAACAATTTAAATTGAGGGTTTACCTGCCAAAAATTCTTTCTTTCATCGAATTCGCTTAGTACACTCATGTTTTTTATGGTATTTAATTACTGCTAATCTAGGATAAAGAAGTGCCCCACAATAGGGACACTTCCATTTTTTATAATTTACTTTAGACCGCATTCGTCACCATGTTTACATTTAGCAATTGCTCTTTTAATGTAAAAAGTTTCTTTTGCAACTACTAGGTTACACTTAGGACATTTTAAACTGTTATTCTCGTGATGATCTTTAAGTAATGACATAATTATCGCATTTTATTAAATTCTTTACCTCTAGCAAGCATTGCTACATCTAAATCTGTGAGTTTATTGTGTATTACACACTCAGTTGTTAAAAGCATACCTGCTACAGATACAGCGTTTTCCAACGCTACTCTAGTTACTTTTGCTGGGTCAACAATACCCTCTTTTATCATATCTTCTACAAGAGTATCTTTTCTGAAATCATAACCCAATTCCCCATTTTGTGTAGAAGTTAGAATTTCACTATGGCTTTTCCCGGAGTTTTCACAAATAGTAATAAATGGTTTATACATTGATTTAAGAACAATGTCGGCTCCTATATGTTCGTCCTCATTGTCTAAGCCGTTAACAAAATGATTCATTACATCAGAACCAGCAATTTTAACATAAGTGAATCCGCCACCATACACAATGCCTTCTTGTAGTGCTGATTGAACAGCTCTAACAGCATCGTCGATTCTATCTTTTTTCTCTTTAACTTCTACTTCCGAATAACCACCAACTTTTAAAACTGCGACACCACCTTCTAAACGAGCAATACGCTCTGTAAATTTAGTTTTTACATGAATGTCTTCTTCTAAATCTCGGTGTTTTTTGATTTCGGAAATTCGCTTTTCAATAGTATTTT